AGTTAAGATCCAGGCAACAGAAAGCGCCAACAATGGGGCTATTTCGTGCATATTAACAGGTTATAGAGTCTAAATGGTTAAGAAAATTGAAGTACCTGAAATTAACTGGGAACTTATCACCCCCGAATTAATCAAAGTATTCACCCCATTTATTCAGGCTATTGCCTGGCACGGATTATCGAAAGTAGATCCTAAAGTTAATGCCATGAATAATCTGATCGCTATTGCGGAGGTGGTACCGGCTGTAGATCTGAACCTCCCCAGGGGAATAGTCCTGGCTGCAATGTATGACAAAACAACAGACGCTCTAAAAATGATGGCGGATCTATTAGATGTTTTAGAAGATATCCCAGAAAACTTAAAAAACTTAATCAAGGATATGATCGAGGAATCTAAAGAAGCAGTAACGGACTTCCTGGATCCAGTAACGGAAGCATCACATGACTTCCAATCTGCCCTAAGTGATTGTAAAGCCAACGCCAAAAAAGAAATACCTGGTGGTGACCTCGGATATAGATTAGGTGGTGCGTTCTGGATTACATCTTGTATGCTCCAGAAAGGATACTCAATCAGTTCAGATTATGCAAAGGATAAATTATAATGACAGATCAACTATTTTTTTTGGTTTGGTTTCTGAGTTTTGGATTATACCTGGTAATCTATACCTGGTGGATCCCTTTGAAAACACAACAAAGGATTGAGTCCTGGTTAAAGAGTAGCGAATCAGACGCAACCCTCCTAATGTCGTTAGATGTGATCACTAAAAAGATTCGAGAACAGATGTTAATTGATTTTGAGGAATTTATGTTGCCACAAGCGAGAGAGAGCCTTAAAAAATTCTGGGCTGGATCCATGGGAGCAGCTGCTAAAGAACTGAAAGGTTCTAAGGAGGGTTCTCAACTTTCTATGTTGCACAGTATGACCAAGGATTTATCCTCACAACCATGGTATATACAAATGTTGGGAAGCAAGCTCTTACCCATTATCACGGAAGCAGCTAATAAGCAGACAACAAGCACTACTAAGCAGATTTTAGACATGGGATTACAGAAATAAGCATGTTTTTACTAGCATTATATATATATTAAAGGTATATTGGCTTCTAGGTATTATAATATAGTATAGTGTTTAAGGGACATTCTAAATACAGATATAATATTATATAGTAGGTTTCCAGTGTTTGTGTCTATGAATCGTAAAGAAAAAGAGAAAGTCCAAGTAGCAATCTACAACCTCACGCGTATTACTACAATGGATAAAAACGCTGTTGTAACTGCAGAAGAAATATTAGATTTTTTGGTTGAACTTAAACCAAAGGAGTTTTAATAATGGGTCGTAAAAGACGCCACGTTATACCTGTATCAATCAGTATGGATAAGAAACTGTCTGAACTGATAGATAGGTATCTGGAGAAGAACTCAGGCACAAGGTCGCACGTTGTAAATATGGCGCTAACTGCTTACAATCCTTTGACAGTGTTTGACGTTCATCGTGATTACTGGAAGTGTGATCAACGTGATTGCCAGGCTTTGAATCCTCCAGGCTTAGAAGATTGTTCAGAATGTGGATACCAGGGTCAATGGGTTTGGGATAAAAAATTCAATGACCGTTTAAAGGAGACGAAAGGATGAACTGTGAATTCTGTGATACGAGAAATAGGGCCTATCCTCCAGGGTTTATTGCTAATGATGGATGGTGGCATGTATGTCCTAAATGTAAACAAATGATGTTCAAGAGAATTCATGAATAAGTATCAAAAGGAAGCTATCCTAAGATGCTTAAGGTGTAAACATGAATGGCAGATCTACTATACACCAAACCAATCCTATCCTTGTCCTAAGTGTGAAGGTTACAACCCACAAATATAAGTAGGTAACGATATGTGGGTTCGATGTGCCTAAGCCTGGTCTCCCTAAGAAATATGCCAAAATGGGTTTCAAAAAGGGATGGCGCGCTTTTAAAGCTTCAAAACGCTCTACTCAACGTAAGCGCACCACAACCAGGGGCGCCGTCCGTAAGACAGCGCGTCGGGCATACAAGAACAATCCAAAAAGGAGAAATATGAAAAAATCAATACCCCATCCGTCAATCACGGGGATGGCTAGTGGACTTGCAATAGCAAGTTATCTGAACGCAGGTAAATCAGTAACTGGATCCTTTGGTCGAACCTCAGTCACTGAGGGAGTCATCAAGGACGTAACAGACGGTCAATTAGGGACCGCATTCAATACCCTCGCTGGTAACGCAATAGATATGATCGGAACCACTGACGGACGTAAGACATTAGTTACTGCTGGAGGCATTGCTCTATTGGGAGCATTCGCACGAAAGCAGTTTCCACAACTAAAATTGGGAGGATCGAAACTTTTCTTTCGATTGTGATCTAAAATGGTAACAACAATAACGAGAACCTACGACAGCACGCCAACAGATAAGACCTATTTTTCACTCACCGATAATATGTCAAGCTCTTCATTGGGCAATATCCAAACACCTCAGGGATCACAGAGGATCTCCAGGATCGACGTTGCGGTTGACGCAGCAGATACGAAAGGGTTTGTCCTGGCGTGTCGTTTACTTGGATCTAATATGTCAGAACAGAATCTGACCTTAGCTGGATCCTGTGGAGATGTTGCGGACGCAGGTGGCACACCTCAGTTCAATATGATTCCAACCAACTTCAGTGTTGCTGGTGTCAATAATATAGATCTCCAGGTTGCATTTCAATTCAGTACAGGAACACCAACGGCATCAAGCCTTAGTGTGACTCTGTACTTCGAATAGATCTAATGAATGGCTAAGAAGAACATATCAACGTTTCTTGGGAGTCAAAAGGGTCTTTTGACTGTTGGAGATCATGTATATGCATATTCAACACAAAGTGTATCACTAGGAAGTCAAGCATATAGTGAGATGTTAAATTTTACAACTGGAAACAGTTATATTGTAGGAGAACTTACTATGTTTGGACCTGTGGACTCTAGCGATCCAACATCAGGAGCATTCTCCAATTTTAGAATGTCACTTAATGGTGAAATTCTATTTTATGTTAATCTTGACTCCTCACAAGAAGATCATCCAAGTCAAGGAGTCGTTCCGATCTTAATTCCACCACTCACTACCGTTTTAATTGAATCAAATACGTCAGCATCGGGTTGGAATCCTTCTGTCTCGGTTGTAGGCAGAGTATATGATGCATGACCCTAGGACCTTCTAAATCAGTCTCCAGGGCTAAAGACGGTAAGATCTACGGGTGGAGTGGAAGTTATGCCCTTACCTCTTCTGCTGTCACCCTACTGGATTATACGAACCCCTCAGCATTTTATTTAACCAGGGTAACTTTAGGGATCGATTGGAGTTCTATTTCTGCTGGTGAGATTCTAAGCTATACGATCAATGTAGATGACCAACCCTTATTCGTTGAAAAGTTGGTTGTCCTGATCAATAATATTGGGATCCAGCCCAAGATGTTTGAATTCATCATCCCACCAAACAGCACAGTTAAGATCCAGGCAACAGAAAGCGCCAACAATGGGGCTATTTCGTGCATATTAACAGGTTATAGAGTCTAAATGGTTAAGAAAATTGAAGTACCTGAAATTAACTGGGAACTTATCACCCCCGAATTAATCAAAGTATTCAC